CCAAGCATGAAAAGCACTACCGTTGGGATATGTTGTGCTATAACTGTCGTGCATTGCCCAATAATATGGATCAAAACAAAACTCAACACAAGTATCGGTATTACCATCACTGTTTTCATGTGTCTTCATGTTTTGAATAAAATCTTTAGTCCAACAACTCAGCCCACCATTACCATACATTAGCCCGTTAACATGATTTCTAGCTCTCCATCTATATACAGCTTTTTCGTAATGCGAATTTTTGAATTCTAATTGTAAATTAAAGAACTCTGGATCTGGTAAATTATCACCATCTATTAAAATAAAACGGTCTGTTGTACTGGCTTCTGCCGCCGCTTTATGTGCATTATCACTACCTTCTACTCCATCAACTCTAACTGCCCACGGGACTATATTTTTAATCTTAACCCAAAACTCTTCTTTCTGTGGCTCATCGTACGATAAATAAACACAATCTAGGTCAGCTACATCAATGATATTACTCATATCTTTTTATTCCCCACGGTTGTCCATTTTTTTTAACAATAATACTCACATCGTCTATGTAACACATTATTCCTATCTCTTGTGGTATTAGTTTCTGTGTTCTATTCGTCTCGCCTAATTTTACTAGCTTACCGTTTCTTACCACTAAACTATAATTTCCTGCCCTATACGCTTTTTGATCTATTACAATATAACTATATTTACTTTTATGCTTTTCGGTCGAGTAATATTTTATATCACCTAATTCGTCATAATAGACCCTGTATTCATATTTAACAGGTGGTGTTGGTTTATTAGTTAATTTAAGAGCTTCCCATAAGTTTGTCATACAATGGCTCCAGTTCTTGTGCAAATTCTTTTATATTGTAATGAACTGGATAACGTTGGCTTATGGTATTGATCCTAAATTCTCCATCCACTAGTTCCCATACTAATTGTTTACGCCAATCATCGACTCTAATATTATTAATCCTCTTCTTCATATGTATCAACGATGGATACGATGTACTAGGTAATGTAACTGTTTCTGGCCCAATTATAACGGCGGCTAATGCATATACAACATCTGTCGTAGCCTCTTCCTCATTTCCACCTTTTAAGGTTTTCTTGTACTCATCCCAGTTAGTAAAGATTTTCTTCACTAATGTAAAAAAATCTTTGCTGATCCTACTAAATCTCCAATATGTGATAGCGTTATAAACATCAGGCAATTGATTCAGATCGAATATTTTTCGATAAAATCTACTATCAGAAATATCGTTTTTAAAATTACGACACCCTGTTGTAATAACAACATCACGATGCCTAAGCATATCCCACCAATGACTAATATCACTAGTAACAATCATATCGGCTTCTATTTTAATAGTCTCGCGAAATGGACTAGCCCAAAATACTTGCCAGTCATTGTTAAGTTTCCAATTAGAAGTAGACTGATCACCATATGGCAATATCTTAATATAATCAAATGCTGGCTCTATAATCTCTTTGTCTGTTAATAAACAAACCTTAGCATTAGGCATCCAATAATGTATACTCTTTGCTAATACTCTAGCACAGGCAATATAATCTGTACTATCATTATTTACTGCGACAATTAGGTAACCTTGCTCTGCTTCAATCTTCATATAATTTTTTTAAATAAGACTTTCCCATAACGTGCAAATCTTGATCTTTAACTATAACTCTATACAGCATAGATTTTTTATTTACTTCGCGTGAATAGTTGATTTGATATGTATCTGAATCCATTCTTTTAATATCGTGTCTGGGATCAACATATACTAAATCCCACGGTATATAATAGTCATTTATGTTGTTAAAATGCCCATTGTTTATATTTAACGCAATACTTAACGCATAATCATTCCTGAAAGGACGATTATTAAAGTTATATAATAATGCATAGTGAGAGTAATTATCTTGAACCATTTTTATTGTATTAAAAATATTCTCAGCTACTTTATCTTTCTTAAAATAAATCACAGTAGCCCAATCCATTGGCATTTTATATAACCCAAAAGTATTAGGTAAAGTAGGATTTAGACTAGCAATATCATACGAATGTCGATGGCATAAAAAACTCCGGTCTAACTTAAACAAAATACTTAACTGATTACTAGCAACGATATAATCTGCATCTAACAATATGGTTTGATCGTACGGAGTAAAATCAAATGCCTGATAACGATTGAAGTTAATCCAATTCACAGCTTTATCTAAGTCACGAAAATTTCTTGGACTACTGTTAGGTTTATCTACGATAATTATTTGGTCGAAGTTATGTTTAAACTTAACTTCTTGGTCTGTAATAAGAGTAGTACTAACGCCTAAGTGACGTTGAATATTCTTAACACTATAATTTGCTAATTTTACATAGTCTATATCTTTGTTGTTAAACGCTACTATTAAACAACCTTTACTCATCGTTCTCTGCTAGACTGTTCGTATTCTACTAACCAAGCATTCATCTGTTCTTGCCAACGCATTTGAGCTTCGTTATATAAATCTTTGGTATTAATTTGTACTGGCGTATTATATAGATCTGTTAAAACGGCTGTATCGTCTAAACAGACCGACAGAGTTGATAATAAATCAGGTCCTGCTTCCCACATTCCACCTTGTAATGCGAATAACATTTTGCTTTCGTACTTCTCTTTTAGTATTTGTTTATTTTGATTATGATCAAAACGAACCTTAACATTTTTAATAACTTCGTCCATTGTAATAGTATAACAGAAATTTAATCAAAATAAAAGAGGCATTTGCCTCTTTTATTAAAACTTAGTAGTTTTTAACTACGATCCAGTAGGTGTAGTTGCAAATACTGCAATTCCTGTTCCAGTCCATGTATCTGCATTAAGATTTGTAGTCGACGGTGGTCGAATTGTTAAAGTAACCCTTGTGTCACCAGTAACATTATCTTGCGTTAATGAATTACCAACCGAATCAGTTTGTGTATCAGCCGCATTATCGACCCAGTTTACAGTGAATGTTAATACATTCGCTGGATAAGTAGTATCTGCTCGAGCTAAAATTGCAATATAATTACTTGAATATGTTGCATTGTCGGAGAATTGCTTAAATATTTGCACATTCGATGTAGTTAAATCACTGTGTCCAGTAGAAGTAGCAACAGTAGGCGTTGCACCACTACCACCTACTCTATTTGTGCCTGTATATGTTTGTGAATCAGCGTTATTTACTGAACTACCCGAGCCACCTGTAAACACTACTGTTCCACACTCGTTTGTTAAATCATTCCAGTCGACGTCTTTAGAATTGCTAGATTCATTTAATAAATTAAATGATAAACGAATTTGTCCGCCCGCATTAAAGAAATAACGTGCATGAGCATCCGAATTAAATGTAACCGTCCAAATATGCTGAGTACTAGCAATCCATGTAGATGTATAAGTAGACGAGCTTGATGAATCTGAACCATTCTGCAATACATTTAACTTATTAGTATTAATTGTTGTAACGTTTCCACTTAATGCTGTATAAGCACTAATTGTATCTTCTGACACTGGATTAGTAATACTAGTAATACTAGAGTTTTGATGCGATGCGGCCGAACTTATTCTATTTAATAAATCTGCCCATTGCGTTGCCGAAATAGTTGTTCCAGCACTTACATTACTAATTGTATTAGTCTGTCCATAACCAAAATTACTAGATCCTGCACCCCATACCTTATTGATGTTATTAGCCGCATTGTTTGCAAACTCATTGTAATGATCGTCTAATATTAAATTACCTGTTGTATATGCCATTGTTCTCTTCCTTTATATTATTTTATTTAGTTAATCTTTACGATTAGTTCAATATTTCCACTACCAATAGTAGTCTTATTCTCTAATGCTCGTCCTATTACATTAAATAGTGTTGCTTCGCCTGTTTTTGCGGCTCTAGCTAACCCATTCCCTGCTGTAACTAAACGATCGCCTTTGTTTATCACTCCAATAACATTTACTGGTACTCTACCAGCTAATGCAATAGGAGGATGTGTATTATCATTGCCTATACCTGAATTCATTAAATAAGCTGGATCTGTACTTACAACACCAAATACGTTTTCACTTGCATCAGTGTTACATTGTGTTACTTCTTTATCGCCGCCGAGTTCCACTACTGTACCGGGAACATATATCTCATCTGCTTCGAAACGCTCTGCTAAGTCAGCGTACTCTGCTGATGTTGCTTTACCTTGGAACTCACCTGATGTTACGATGTTATTAGCTCCCATTTGTAAATCTTTATTAAAATTCCAACTATTGTTAGTATTTGTATATGTAATTGTTGCACCTGCTGGGCCATCAACTGTTAAACCTGCACCATTAGCCGCGGCCGCTGATGCCGCTCCATTGGCCACAGTAATATTAAGATCGACTACATTCAATGTAGTTGAATCAACTGTAGTGGTTGTGCCAGATACGGTTAAATTGCCGTTAATTATAACAGTACCGTCGGCGCCATCAAGTACTAAGCCTCCTGACGTAGTGTCGATTGTGTTAGCTGTAGTAACACCAAGCTGAACATTACCGGCTGATACATTACCGTTAATTATAACAGTACCGTCGGCACTATCAAGTACTAAGCCTCCTGACGTAGTGTCGATTGTGTTAGCTGTAGTAACACCAAGCTGAACATTACCGGCTGATACATTACTCGATACATTAGCAGTACCGCCGCTTGCATCTTCGAAGGCGAAGGTACTAGTTGCATTGTCCCATGAAATTTTACCATCTGTTGCGCCAGAAGCACCCATATAAATAGATGTTCCTGTCATGTATAAATCTTTCCATCTTACATCAGCACTACCTAAATCATATGTATCGTGTGTTGCTGGAAGGAAATGACCAGTCATCTCGTTTGACCCTACCCCGCTATCGTTGAATTTTAAAACATCAACGCCGTCTACGGTAATAGTCATATCGCCGCCAACTGTTGCATTAGCTAATGTAACATCAGTGCCTGATACTGTAACAGTAAAATCACTATCTACACCAACTGCTAATCCGCCGTCATTTAAGACACCTAATGTCCCTGCAGTTGTATCATCTGATAATGCACTTAGAAATCCAGTACTATCAATGCCATCAAGTAATTGCGAATCTGTAGCAGTGCCTTGAAATAATGCACCTGTAACAGTAGTTGACATTTGCAAACCAGGCTTAACCGTTGCAAACCCAGTAATAGCAACATCAGGTGTAAACTCAGCATCTTCATTCCATATACCAACTACTGTATTTTCGATATATAATTTAGTAACAGTATGGTTTATTGTTGTTGCGCCCGAAGTAATAACTTCTACTACTGCGCCAGTTAACCCTAATCCTGCAATTGTTTGTGGTCCAACCAATATAAACGCGGCACCATTGTAAATATATAATTGATCATCATCATTTTTAAACCATAAATCACCTTCTATCGGCGATGTTGGTGCGGTTAAACTAGCTTCTGCTCCACTTAAACTCTTAAAAATAGTGCCATTGTAGGCTTTGATAAGATTAGTTGTCTTATCATACCATAATTGCCCTATTAATGGAGCACTAGGAGCTGACGTATTTGCATTACTTTCCAGCAGACGAATAAAATTCTCACCTAATTGTTCACCATAACCCGAAAAGTTCTTGCCGATGATCGTCATTGAACTACTGGTGTTTTGTGTGCCATCCGCTACAGTTGCGAATAATGTTGCATCTGTTAAATTTATGCTATAAGCCATTTATATCTCCGTGTCTTTTTACTTATTTATGTCTATTTTGGTACCTATGTTGAACTTAAATTCGTTAATGTTTGTATTCGAATAGTATATTCGATTTGGATCTGTCTGTTTAAGCTCTTTTGTACTGGATGAAAGATAACGTGTGTTATTAATTTAAGATCACTTACACTTCCATTCCAGCTTTTTAACCCTAATTCATCAAATACAAACTTACCATCTAGGTTTGTACTATTATCAAATGCTTGCTGACCTGCCGGCTCACCAAAATCAAGTAAACAATTAACTAATACATCGGTATATACATTACCTACTACGTGTGATACTGTTAAATTATTCCTGCTAATATCGGTATTAGTTGTTGAATTATCATCAACGACTTTGCTGTATGTCTCGTTATATAAGGCGGCATTTTGCCCTGTTGTATTAGTTGGCAAATATGTAATTATTCCAGTTGGATCCACGGTTGACCCGCCGTTGCCAAATGACATCGAATAGATATATCCTAAATTCTTGTTTGCGAAACTCTGTACTAATGCTTCTGACATATGCTCGTAATGAATTGCATTTCTTTTTTCGACGAATACTTCTTTAGTGTCTGGATCAAATATCTTAATATGCCCTTCAACTTGAATCGTGCCAGTCTCGTCTGGTTTTTTATCTTCTTTTTTCAATATTTTGACTGTTTTAACTTGATCATCTTGCATTGTTATATTTACCTTTTTTTTTTAAATAACATTAACATTAACGTTTGATAAAATTCACTGCTATTGTGTCTTGCTCTTGTACAGGAGACCCTAGACTCCGATTATATCCAATAAGTCCAACATCTAAGAATTCCCCATCCGTTAATGTAGTTGGATATGGATTAGAACTTGCTTCTCGGAATGCTAATAAACTCTTCTCACTCGAATCAACCACAGTAGAACCAACTGGGTGTGCAATAACTGCTGTACCTGCTGTTCCTCTCCGCAATCCTGTTATAGAATCAGTAGAATCAATAGTAATATCACTATCACCTGTAATTGTAATTGTATCGGCTGTAGTTAATGTCCTATCTCTAAACGTAATCCTCTCGCCATTTACGTTTAAAATACCAAACTTACCTGCTGGTAGATTAGGATCTTCTAATACACTAGCAGTCTCTACATAAATTGTGTTGTCTGTTGGTAATATTGCGGTGGTTATGTATGTTGTATTTGTATCCGATACTTTATACATTGCTTTATTACCACGCATATCATCAAATACTCTGTATGATAAGCTACTAGGTACAACATTAGGTGTAAAACTAGTAATAACAACATCAAAATCGTCCACATCATCTGCTATTAACGTTTCTACTACAATATCAGGTATCACAACTACGGTTCCACTTAGTGTATAATCTATATCTGATGTTAGAACTCTTCCATTAAATGTAACCCACAACCTATCATCTGTGGTCGTTCTTCCAATGTTAAAAACATTTGCGGTGCCAAACAAAGCAACAATTTCGTCGCTATTATCAAAGCCAATAGTGTCGAAAGGTGTACTATCAAATAATTCTGAATCTAACGGTCCCTTAAACACATTCGTTAATACCCTTGATGCACTAACTTCGCGCCATGCTGTAATTGCAATAGTATCCAATGCATCAAGCGTAACAGTACTGCTGATTATTAAATCAGGTGTCGCTGGTGTTGTGCCAGTCCATCCATTACTAAACGAATATCGTGCTTTGGTTGTGATATATATTTCAATCTCGTTATCTAGTGCTAGCGGTGTTGTAAATGTTATAAACCTAGCATCTCCAGTAATAGGACTTATAGTATAATCTGTTGTTAATATTTTTAACTCTTCGTATGTCCATGGAGCATTCTGTATTCCTGTTTCTCTAGTAAACACAAATACGTCAGCATCTACAATTAAATCATGATTTATTCCACCACTTGTTGGTAATCGATACACTGTTGTTGTGCCATTGCCTATGTATTGAATCCCTTCGGGTGGACGCAACCTTAGGCCATTGTGTTCAACAATAGCATTTAATTTATTCTTGCCTGGCGTTAAATCACTAGCGTTTATATCAATACCTAAAGTAAAGCTAGTTGTGCTACCATCAGATATAAACACTTCAGATTCTGGGTGACTATTTAACTCTACTTCAACACCAGCAGATGTCACAAGATCATGTTCCAATGATTGACCACCGAATACTGTTACCGAAATAAAGTCGTTCGATGTATACACCGCTGTAAAGTCAATTACTGTTAAATCTAATGTATCTGGAACACTAGCATCTGCTGTTACTGTATCTACGTCTGTTGTAACTAATGTTGTGTCGACAGTTGGAGCATTGATAGCCGCAGATGTAAATGCTGTAACCTCAACTCCATTAACTAATATGTAAATGTCAGTAATATCATTTAACTCAACTGGAATAGTTAATTGATTGCCATCTGTAAATTCATTACCTGTGTATGTATTACGATATAATTGATTACCGCCGCCAATCTCATACGCGATGATTTTAACAAAATCATCTTCTGATACTCCTGTTGTTACTGTTACTAATTGTTTTGCCCAATCTAGTGTATAATTAACACCTTCGTACAGTGTTTTACCTGTTGTTATGTTAACTACCGTAACTGTAATTAAATGTTTTACTAGTCCAGTAAAATCAATTGTAGAAGGAATAACAGCACACTCATGTATCATTTCAGCTAATACAAACCCATGTCCATTGTTCGTATAATCAAATCCAGGTCTTGTATGTACTGTTAAATTTAATGTATCGAATGTACTACCTGGGACTAATTCTTCAGGAGCATGACTGTTATATGTCTCTTGCGATGCTGTAATAAATCCATGCCCATCCACAGTAGCATCAATTGTGCTAACATCTACACCCGAGTATGTGCTTGTGAATGACACACCTTTAACTTTTACACCAGGATAATCAATGCCATCAATTAATAACGCAAGATTAAGCCCAGGATCATTAACATCCGGGTCATAGTAACCCATAGTTCTATCAATGCCGCTTAATGTAGCTGAATCTACAACATCAAAATTATCAGGGTTAAAAACACCATCACTGTAAGCAAATGTATTTGCATCTGCTTTTAAGCTGAGTATATCTTTTGTTAATATCTTAAATAAATCTTCGGAAATTGGTTTAACTGTGGTACCAACTAGCCTTTCGTATTGGTTCAATACAGTATCGTATGTAAACTCAGCAACGTCTGCATTTAAAAACATGTCCGCGGTAACAGTCAAGGACACATCAGCAGTATGATCTACTGCGTGAGTATGAGTTGAGTTTGCTTTATATACTACATTATTTTGTCTGAATAACTGTTCACCATCGTGCCATATATTAGGTTCCCACTCAACAATAGTTGTATCGTATTGATATCTATCGTACTTAATTATTGTAGTTAATGATCTAACTTTATTGTTATCCATCATCGGCACTGCTAATGCATCTGTGCCATTGCCACCTGTAATTGTTACAACTGGTGTTGTTAAATATCCAGATCCTGCTGTATCTAATGTTATTTCAATAACTTGCCCAGCACTATCTATTCTAGCGGTTGCAGTTGCTGGCGTCGTAGCATCACCTGTAATTGTTACAATTGGTACTACGCTATAACCAGTGCCACCATTAGATACAATAATACTATCTATACTTAACAGATGATTAGTAAACCAACTATCCAATGGATTTGTAGTCCAGATATTAGGGTTGGATACTCTTAACCCAATGCCATCTTCGTCAAAATTACTTTGATCCGATGTTAGTATAACCCCATCATAGTCTAGCACTGGGCTAATAAATTTACCAAATGTTGTGTCAAAATACACAGGAACATCAAAATCAGTAACATTACCGTTTACTTCATCTAATTTATTATATATAAACAGGAATTCTTTAAGAAGAACATGATACGGTTTAGCTTCTGTAATATAATCGATAATTATGTCATGGTTGTCTTGTTGGAATACAGGGAATCGTGCTAATTCACGGACATTGTTTTCAACATCAACAAAGCTTGTCTTGTATAACCAATTAACATTACCTTGTTCGGATAGAATGTAGTTAAACATCAGCACCATCAACACATTACGTTGTATCTTCATGTCACCAATTAGAACTTCTTCATTGATTGCTTTTAAGATTTGGCGTAATTCTGTTGGTGCGTCTTTTGCTGTTGTAATGTTAATTGCAATTGTGCCATCTTCCAATGCTACTCTAACCCAGCTTCCTTCATCGAATCTATAAAATTCAAATTTATTAGAAGGGTTGGTCGTTACTTTTGCAATAGTTCCCTCTACTACATCTAATGTTAATAAATCTGAGAATTGTGTAACTGTCTCTTCTGGAATAACACTAGAATTAATGCTCGAGTCGTGCCAATCAATAAAATCCCAGTACCGATTAGTTCTAAATGATTGTGTAGAAACTAAAAATGTCGACGGTCTTGTATCTACTTCATATATTGACCAGCCATTATTGTTATTAGAATCTGTTAACACAAGATATTTGAATCCTGCTGGCACTAATAGTAAATTTTGGAATGCCAATTCGTCTAAGTTTAAGACTTGGAAATCAAAACTACCTACACTCGGCACAGGATCTTTGCTGTCCAATAAATTAAACACATTTTGTTCGCTTATTGCGAATTGTTTAATATAAGTGTTAAAATTTGTTAGATAATTCGTTAATGCTTTCTCTTTATCAATAAACATTGATTGTCTAGGACGGAAACTAACACCGTACTTCTCAGCATCGTTTAATAACGGATCCGGGACTATACTTCCTAACGTATTAACTCCAATTAAGCTATCTAACAGTTTAAGATATAAATTATCTGTTAAGAAGTCAGTGTTTTTATCTTCTTTAATTAACGAATATTCGCTGAATATGTTATCATTATTAAATGTCTTGTCGTAATTAATGTGTAAAACAGATTCGCTAGTTAATAGATTCTGTACATTGTGCAATCCTATTACATTCTCTTTAATTAAAGAAGCATAAGAAACACCAGAACCAGCAGGAGACGAGATATAAGAACTTATTAACATAGTACTTAATGTCTTGCCTGCTTTAGTATTAATATCAGGTAAATTAGTTACCCAGAAATAATATTTGGTTGTAATAATTCTACTACTGTTAATACTAGCCATTGATGTAAAGTCTGTTGTATTCCTAACAGTTCCTTTACCTTGATATCGATCAGGTGGAAAATCACTCTCTATCCACTCATAAACACTAACTGTACTTCCTGGGAATAGAGTCCCCCATTTTTTACTTGCATAATCTATATCATTTTGGTTATAATCTACGAATCTAACATCGATTGTATCCCACCATATTTCTCCAATATGTTCTGCGCCCCACAGTGTATCAGAACTATTATCTGAATTATACAATGCTAAATCAACAGCACCTGTATAATCTATATTTTGATCAACTACGCCTAGCATTTTACCGTTTATTGGATCAATAAAATCTATAGGCAAAATTGCCGACGTGTCTTTATAGTAAAGTTTAATAACATTGATTAAACTAGTATCTACAATAGAAGTTGGCTGTGATCTTACAACATCAAATACTGAAGAAGACGAATTAAACTCGTATGTTGTATAGTTGTCATCTGCCCATACTTTTCCAGAAGTATATGGATTGCTACTAATACTTGGTATTCTTGCTGATAGTAACTTAAATACTTTTACTTCGCTATCTGCTGTGAATAGTATTGTATCTGCTGTATTGTCTATATCATCGCCGCTTGGTACGAATATCTCGTCTTCTATACTACCCTCAACAATTACTTGCCCAAACTGATCTGCTGTTAAGACAATGTTGTCCACAGTTACCTCTATGCTATCCGCCGACGTTGGTTCTACTGCTGTTACTATATGTACGCTACTGATTGTTGTATTATTATGTTGTATTGCAATCTTATCGTTAATAGCTAACCCAGAAGAAGTGTTAAAGGTAAGGGTAATACTCCCACTGCCTATTGTTATCAATGTAGCACTAATCTCTTCTGCTCTATAAACATTCCAGTCGAATGCGTTATCTTTGGCAACCCAGATAGTCGAGTCTTCTACTAAACTACTAACTTGTGTATTAGTAATATTGCTCAACTCAAATAACGCAATATCAACATCATCTTCGTGTACAAAACCTGCACTCGGTAAATTAATATCTGTTGTTAAATTAGGTTGAGTTATTGGTAAAATATTCTTAGTACTATGTACTTCACTTTGTCTGTAAACATCAGTTAAGTTTATAAACTGGTCAATGCCAACAAATTCGCTAGTTGTCCCAATCTCAATTACATGCGGATTGGATTGTAAGTTGGTCAAACTTAGAGATAGATCGATAAATGCGTTATTATCACTAGCTCCATAGATAGCCTCTCTAACAGCCCAATTTTCAAATGTATTATATTCGTATTCTTGTTTATCTAACTTAATACTTCTAAATAAATCAACATTGCCTTTTGTACCTTTTTCACGGATTAACTTACTGTATACATTATATTGACTAGTATCGTCTAAGTTTAATGCGTCGAGATAAGATCTCTGTCTAAACCCTGTTAGCCCAAACCCTAACAGATCACCATCAGTCTCTAAGTTAGCAACTTTTTTGTCGTAATAATTAGTAAACTGTTGTGCTTTATTAGCTATATTAGGTAATAAACCGTCAGATATACTATTAGAATCTAGCAGTTGCCACGTACTAATATTGAACTCTTCTGCTGGTTCGATCTTAACTAATGCGCTCCATAGTTGATTTTTATATTCAACAACATTGCCTTTCTTATATTCTCGATTGCTTTTCCACTCTTCTGTATCTGTTTGACTTAATATAAACCCTTGTGCATCTACTTGACCATTCCATTCAAATGTAGTTAATCCATTAATTCTAACTCTGTTCTGTCTTAACCCTAATGTAGGATTGTAGATTAAGTCGTTAAATATACTCGTGTTATCTAACATTAACAAGTGCTCGAAGCTAGTTAATTTAACTTTTAGGTAGCTAACTGTTTTATCATTCAACATTGTGATTTTAAAACTGTTATCTAGCCTATCAATAACATAATCGTCGCTTGTTAGTGGGTGCATATTTTGATCCAACGGCAATGATGCTTGGTCTTGTGTAATGCTGTCAACGATCGATAATTCTTTATCAAACTCTAATGTTGTTGCAGATGGGTTCAAATTAATTAGACTACCTGTAATCCAATTTTGATTAGCCCACGCTATAAACTCTTGTGCCATCTGCACCCAATTAACAATACCGTTTTCGCGGTCAAATATAAACCCTTGTACTTCTAAGAACCTACCGTAACTAACTAAGAAGTCGACAACACCATTAACTGATGTAAACACATACCCATATGGGACTACTGTTATTATATTAGTAAAATCTTTGGGGATTCTAAATGCATCAGTACCAACAGTCAAGGTATCAAAATTTTGATTTGGAATGCTATTTAATATATTGAATATTCTATCTGTGATACTATTGCCGTGTACAGCGTACCCATCACTTGTTCTTTGTACAATAACAGATGAATACTGTATTTCATTAAATATTTGATTCTTATACAATAATAACTGATAGCTTTCGTCTGGTATTATCAGCCCTGGCTTATCACTATCAGGGCTAATGTTATCAGAAAATACTTTTAAATATTTCTTATCAGTAAATGATGCCATCCTATAGCACAGTTTTACATTTAAGTTAGCTAACTCATCCACTAGAGTCGTGAGTTGATTAAACCCATGGTACTTGTTATAATTACGAATCCAAATTGTATAACTGTGTTTTGAGTCTGTATCGCTTATTTCTATTGTTCTTGTGTCTAACCTAGTACGCCCATCATATAAGAATTGCTGTAATGTTGTGTCAAATGCGTAACGATCTCTATCAACTGATAGTGCAAAGAACTGTGCTGGTTTGGTTAATGCGTATAACCGCTGTACAACAAACGGCCAATCACTGCTACGTCTCCAAGATGATTCCACTGGAGCAACGTCGCCTACTACCCAGCTCTTCATAAAGTCTACTGTATTGTAGTCCTTTACTACAGATTGGAATGGGCTTACTAATTCGCCTAAACTATTAACAGGTAAAATTGTTGTTAACCCAGGTCGAACATAACGAGTATCTGTGTGCTCATTCCCCGGTTCTTTGATTATTCCTGCTTCGAGATCATCCCACAAGACTAAATTACCACTAGTATAAGGGGCAGGTCCGTATTCATCTTCCCACCAAGTTGGCATAATTGTAAGACCGAGCATCTCCCACGGTGTAAGGTGTGGAGTATCTGTATCGAAGTAATGTTTATAAATCCCTCTCCAATGACCTTTTAAAACACTATTATCTATACTACTACCTGCTGTGCTATAGTTAAAAGTGAACTCGTTAGTAGAATCATAATCTTGTGTTCTGTAATCTAATCTATGCCATCCAACCCAACTTAGAAAACTAGTACTAAGTATGTTTGTGATATCAATATCAGAATATGATGTATTACGGAACTTGCCTGGGATTATATCCCCAGGTTCTATTGGCAACACTGAATTAACTTTGATGTTATTGTAAATTCTTGTTTCTAATTCTAACAACACATCATCTCTGATGTCGCCAAACCCTACTGTAATACTTCCATCGTGGCCTTGAATTACTTCGGTATTGTTGATGTATGAACTATCTACATATTTTTTGGGAAGGTATTTTGGATACAATCCTAACTTAGTGGGAGTACTCGGCATGTATGAACCAACCGTGCTAGTATATTCTCTAATTTCTACTGTATCATCTTCGTTTAATGTTACTAATACTTCTATTCTTGGTCCATCTGTTGCTACTGTATAATCCATACCAACAGTCAATAAATCACCATTTAAGTATACTAATAAACTCGCATGGTTAGCAGTCGTAAAATCATATACATTAGCTGTAGCAAATGAATTTATGCTTATTGCTGTAACTGTATATGTCATAGACGTAAAATCTGTGCCAGAAGGTACCATATCACTCAAGTAGAACGCACTAGTAGGCGATTTACTGTGGGTTATGGTTTTAATAGCATTATCTAATATTATATTAGCTGTTAATCCAAATACATCATTCCTAGCTACATAATCTAATACTTGATTTTTGTACTTCTCGTACTGCTCGGATACAAATTTAACCGACTTAAAGAAATCATATTCTTCGTTGCGTAAAAATGTAGCCATAGGAGCAACTGGAGCACTATGTTGTATAATTGCATTACCAAACGACGATAAGAACCCAATATCTCTTGTATTATTAGATCCGTTTATAACACCCTCTAAATTAGTTACATTCTGTGCAATACTAGTGTAATGGTTTCTAATTGATCCTAGTGTTAGTGTCTCTGAGTTCTCATTAAAAATGTTATTCTGTAAATTATATGGAATATCATAATAACCAACTTGGCTATTCTGTTCACTGATAATTTTAACTTCAATGTTACTGCCTATATCTACTGTGCTAGTAAAAGTAATTGTCGTCGAGGGATTGTCAGCAACTATAGTATATTCGGATGGAAGTATAAAAGTGTTCTCTATGAACACTTTTATTGCTGATATGTTGATATCTATCCTTGGCGCAACATCTAGTACTAGTGGATTAGCATCGTACACAAAAGTAAATATCTGATGAATTGCATCATCTTCTGCAAAGGTTGTCCAACCTAGCTTATCTGAAAAATCTGTTCTTGATGTATATACACGCGGGAACCCAGCCTCTATTTTTGCGGTTGTCTCTACCTCTAACCCTGACTCGTCATTAACCAGCGTAAATGTAAACGAGTCCTTGTACAAATTATTGTCGAATACAATATCACCTATGTTATTGATATTCTGGAATGTTAATGGAAAATCTAAAACTGTGTCATTTACGCCAGCACCTACTTGATAGCTAAACAACGGAGTTCCACTAAATGTAGAATTTGTGTAAGCTATACTAGCCAAACTATCACTGGATGTATCAAACACATCAAATAACGGAGCTTGGTTCACTGCTGTTTTTTGCTGTGCTTCATCCCATTCTGTTCCAGTGTATCTGAACATTTTGCCTTGTAATGTTGTGCCAAATAAAATAACAACAACATGATCTATTTCAACGTCGGCGTCGCTAGATGGGACTAAATGTATTTGATCTACACCTATGCCATCAAAATCCTCAAAACGAACTTCGTATATTTTATTTCTTACGTTATTGTCTGTATCAGCCGCGAAAATAATTCTTGCGCCTTCTTGTATTGTATAACCATCTATTAGCGGAACTGTACCAGGTAACATACCGTTGATATTGCTAAATGCATCTAATTCAGTAAAATCTATAATATCAACTGGGTCTTTACTTAGTGTTCCATGAGCAAATAACCTTAGTCCTTTCTTAAACTCAATAATAGGTCGTTTTGCTTTAACTTCGTTGTCAATTACAGCAGTAGTATTATTGTATTCGGCTGTTTGTTCAATAACATCAATATGTATCCATCTATTGCTTCTAGACCAAGCATTTAAGTCTAGACTTGCTCTACTAATTGTAAGATAATCTAAATCTAACGGTGCATTTAATGCACCTCCAAATAAATCGCTGTCCCATGGTAATCTGTCCCATGACTCTGATAGATTATTAACGTATGTCTCTGGAGTAACTAAACTAGTTACCGGGATTAACTGAATGCCTTCGCCTACGCATTCAACATAATATTCGTTGTTCTGAAATGATGCTGGGTTAACATTGCCTCTAAAGATTACTTTTAGACCATTGGTGAACTTTACATCATTAACACTAGTGTAGTTTATCTGACCGATAATATCACTTATGTTTAATACAGTTGCTTCAGCCTCATCTACTATGTTAATAACACCAACCATTAATGGATTAGTATCGTCCTGGTAATACAACGTATTCAGTACTGCGGTTAATAACGGAATTTGTTCAAAAAACCCAGTCGAGTTCTTATAAAACCCAATATTACCATACTGATCACCAAATCCAATTGTAAACTTTTCTAAATTATCGATAGATTGAATTTTATTTAATGTTATATAAGGATCACCTTCTGCATCCAACACATATATTATTCTGTAGATACTGTATCTATCTGCTTGCAGAGGAATAAAAACTGTGTTGTCGAAATTAACAGAATCGAATGGTATTGTCTCATTATCAAACAGATCAAGATATTGCCATCCTAAATCAGCCGAATCACCCGGAGTGTCATTCAAAAATACAATAGTTCTATTGTTTAAATCTGTAATACCGTCAATATCAACTAATTCACTAATATACTTACCGTGAATGCTATCAAATCGTGCAGTGGTAGCCAAATCTACAGATTCAATATCCGTTAAATCATAGTAAAATTGTTGAGCATCGACATCTGGTACATTAAAAGTAACTGTTCCGTTGTCTTCGCCGTTGTTAACAACACCAAGCACAGAACGAGTGTTTATGTTAGGAGAAGAATTTAGTAAACCATCTGTACCAGGCTCTATTTGAATATAAAAATTACTAGGTTGAATAACATTAAATGTATACGACCCCCCGCGAACTAAGGTAAGTGTTGGATTGACTCCATCTGACCCACTTAAATTATAAGCATTGACAGGGAAATCCTGTGTTACAGTAAAATTATCCGTTAACACAATATCAGATGAACTAACATCTACACTATCGGGACCATTTGGTAGCCAGTGGTATTGACTGTAGTTAATGAACTTATCGAAATCAATTAACGGGTCCCAACTATATATCTCACTATTGAACAATAAATCGTGACGTGCTGTATTTGCGCCATTAACGTTTACAGCATCAATTAGGCCAGGATATGTAATAACATCATTTGGATTATCACGCTCAAACACAACACTAGGTTCAAACTGATAATTTGAACGAATAGTAGTTGGTTCTAATACATAATCATCGCTAGGATCAACACCAGCACCGAACTTTCTGCCAACAAAGCCTTGTGTTTTTTTAACTTTTGGTTCTTGAACTAATTGATCAAGAGTAGCACTTAGGAATTTTTTATTAGTGCTAGTTTTAAAAATCTCAGGTAGCAGATCTACCGAACGAAATCGCGCCATCTTAACCTACTCCTAATGTTTCAGTAGTTAATGAATTAATAACTACAACATCATTAACAGTTGCTGAACTAACGAATATTTCGTTAGCTTGTGATCTAACTTCATATAACTCACCAAATGCTAGGCTTGGATCTTTAGGCACCAATACAACAGAACCAATTATGTCACCTAATTGATTGTGTAAAAATGCTGATAGCTCAGAGAAGAAAAATGTATCCCCAAAGTCCCAATTATCAATATCGAAGTATTCATTAATAGCGGCTATTACGCGACTCTTAATCTCATTGTCACTCACTAAAGTTTTACGATCTTTAACTATTTTAATAAATGCTCTTAGTTGATCTTCTGATTTATCTCCAAACAATGTTTTAAATACAGCACTGTTTAACACAATATTATCACTTAACATTTTAAAGTCGTCCAACGATTGGTACGCGATGGTAAGTTCATCTATTGTAGGTGCCTCAGGCTCGGTAATTGTATCAGTAGAATCCTCTAGGTACTGTTTATACTCATTGTGATATGATGAGGTTACCAAGAAGATATCAATGATATTTGTTATTCCTGGATTAATTCTATGAGTTTCACCACTATTATGGTTGTATCTAAACTGTAATCCATCTCTGCCCACTTTAAGTATGATATCAGTTCTTTCTGTTAAGATTTTATCACCGCCATTTAACGTAACCTCAAAGAATTTATCATCTGTTGTGGCATAAAATAGTTGTCCAACTTCAAATGTGGAAATATCATCTTCTATTGATATTTCCGTTGTGTAATCTTCATTAACAACATTCTCGCCCAATGGAATAAATTTTTCTAAATTATCAGCATCAACAGTTCTTTGCGAGAATACTCTATCTGTCGGCGATACTGTTGTATTAACTAAATCAGTAAAGCTGTCTGGATGACTATCACCATGAATAGATCTACTATGAGAATGTTCTAAATGGTCGGCGATACCCGCTAGACTAACTTCTACCAGATGGTTATTAATGTATCCATCTGCTTCAACTGGCTGTCCTATAATATCAAATGCTAATTCTGTTAATAACGGTTCAGACCCAGCCGATGTTTTTGTATTAGTTTTTAAAACATAGATAGTATCGCTTATTACATGGCCTGTGCTTGCATCGAATATTCTGTCGTGCGAATCAAAAAAGAACCTAGTCTCTAGTACACTAGCGAAGAAATATTTTAGCAACCTTGCTGAGACTGTATATATTGAATTAGTTGCTATGAACTTAGCTATCCAACTAGCATCTTTATTTGTGTTACTGGTATCTTTAGCAAACGCATCACTAAACTCTCCACTAGTATCTAAGTTGTCACTATTTATAATATACCATTCGCCTATAGTATTATCATATCCAATACCAAAGTTACGGAATAATTCTATTTGTTGTAGCATTTCCTGTTTAAAGTCAAAAGATAGATCAACATTGAACACAGATACAACCTCTGTTGGTATAGCATTAGTTGGAACAAAACTGTTGAGTGTTACTGGTCCTGTACCATCTGTGTTAACAGCGGCACCATTTCCATCTAAGTTTATTACACTAGCCCATATTACTGTTCTGTCGCCTGATTGCAAAGGAACTCCAGACTGTAACTTATTATTTTTATCGAAATACTGACCAACTGGTGGTTCGAACCTAATCAACGCACCTTCAACTATAAATTGTTTATTGTCTGCCTCCGAACTACCTACAGGCAATACTGTTGAACTTCCTGTCTCTGTGAAATACCCTGTAGTCTCATTAACCAAAGAAGAAATTTGATCCCACTGCATATCAATGGACGACCCTCCAGAATTCAATGCGGGTCTAGTAAATTTATCATAATAAAATTGCGTTGACCCAGATAGGCCTAAAATAGGTTCTAACTGGTTTACAATAGCTGTTTCGATGTCATTGTTGTCAACAAAAGTAAATGTGAATTCTTCTTCTGTGAATTCTTCGTATATTAGCCCATCATTGCCGAAAATGTTAATGCTAGAAAACTTCCCAGTAGGGTCAACTAAATCTAAATACCTACTCACTCCTACACTAGAACGGTTAATTGCTTTACTCTTGATAATACTACTAAACTGTGTATACGGAAAATTATTATAATCCTCTCCGTTTACCATTCTATTTTGTGTATAGAATCTAGCTGGAGCATTTAGTTTAATATCATCTAAATCCTCTCTACTCTCTGAATTACTAATGTTCTGTTGAAGACTAACATTAAATGTTACAGTCTCGATCTTGTTTGTCCTGCTAATATATGGTATAGTTAATGATACACTAGAAATATTCTCTGGGTTAATAACATAATCTAATCCATTGCCACTTCTTACATATACTCGAAATGATCCTGATGGTATTTCACCAAATACACCATCACCAAATACAAGCGATATCTGATCGTTAGATCTACTAGTAATACTATATACTTGTCTCTCTGTAATACCTGACTGCTCATTTATAGCAAAAACACTCTCTACTTGTTCCCATAATGTTAAATCACCAGTCGTTTGATTCACTTGGTATAACCACACATCTGAATTGTTAATACCTTCGATATCAACATTTATTGTTCTGTTAGCTATTCTCTCTGATACTGTAAAGTCTCTACTATCTAGGACACCCTGTTTAAAATAGAAAAAATATCCAGTATTAGTGCTACCAAATCCATTATGATCATCTCTGTACAATACATTAAGACTATTACTTGCTCTTGGGGCAGGTTCATATATTTTTGTGTCATTAACAGATGTGCTATGTATAGCTTCGAATGTCATATTAATATCATCGACGGTCGAAGTAAATGGAATAGCAGGAAGTAAGTTGTTAGTCAACTTAATTGTGTACTCACTATGTGTAATACCTAGTATTTCGGCAACATTACTTGCTCGACCAATAGATTGACTACTTACTAACATTGCATTAATAATAGCTGTAAATTGTTCTTGCCAATCTGGATTAGTTTGATCAAACCACCTAATAGTAACATTAGCTAAACTATTGTTATTAAAGTCAAATACATTCTCGGTTGTACTTATAGAATCTACTTTTAAAAAGCCTGTAGATGTTTCGTTCCGTTTTGGAGTATAACCAACTAGATTAGCTAGTTTTATGACGCTGTCTCTGCGTTCAGCGGTATCAATGAAATTTTCTCTAGTGTTAAGATCTGTTCTGTAGCTTAATGATTGACCCATAAAAGCCATTAAATCAATTAACGCAATGAACTCTGAACTTTCAACGAAGTCGTTAAAATTCTCTGGATAGAATTGTTCTAAATAATCAACGAAGCTTTTACGTAATGTTTCAAAGTTATAACTCTGAAAATCCGCTTCGTTGAAAGTTTTATATATACTTCTCCAATCTTGTACACCGAAAATACTTGTCTGTCTGCTAGTAGTTGCCATAAGAAAACCTTTTATTTTAGTTATTTATGGCAATTATTATGTTCGGTTATTATACAATTTCAGCTGTGTTAGATTCTTCGTTAAACAATAACTTTAGTGTCTCAGGTTCTACGTTAGGCAATACCCTAACCCTTAATTCTATCATTATTCCATTCTCCTGTGAGAACGCATTGATGTTATCTGCAACAATCCTAGGATCTGCGTCAATTAATTCTTGCATCTCTGCAACAATTCTACGTTCAGTCTCTGGTAAGTTAGGCTCAAATACATAATTCCAAATTCCAGTACCAAACTCGGGTTTGCCTGGTAACTCACCTTCTCTTATGTTTAAAGCATTAAGCAAATCGCGAATAACTAAATCACGATCCGTTAATGTAAACTTCTTGTGTTGTCCAATTGTGTTAAATCCTTTGAATCTTGCCATAAGTTATCCTCTAATATTTAGGTGGATTCACCTTTAAGTTATTGATTAATGCCACTATGTCGGCATCCATTGTTGTTCTGTTTATTGATGTTGCTGTAGCAGTTATACTACTATTATGAGCGTTATACGGTTCGTGTGTCGGAACGCGAGTCGAAATACTAGTAATTTTGCCTGTATCTGGTATCCATTCGTTCTTGTACTTAACATCATCGTATATAGTTGTTGGTATTGCTGATACACTTAGTGTCGGTGCATCTTGCCAATCAATTCTAGGAGCAACTACAGCAAAATTGCCGCCAGAATTTACTGTAGTCTGCCCACTAGACACTAATGCTATTGTGCCATCGCTCTTAATGCCAATTTGTGCTGGAGATTCAAGTGTTACTGAACTATTACCTTTAATGTTTACCGCTCTGCCAGCTTGTAAGTTAATGTCATCGTCTGCATGTAAATTAATACTCCCTTCTGTCCTAACATTCACACTATTAGAACTATATACATCAACTGTGCCTTCTTTGCCCAACTCAATCCATGATTGTCCATTAGCGTGAGTGATATAAAAACTATCACCATCATCGCTCATTGTTATTTGATGACCTTTACTAGTTCTAATTCTAACTAGTTGATTATTACCTTCTAAGTCACCATCATCCATAACAAAACTATGTCCGCCACGACGACCAATTATTTTTGCATCTGCTTTAGTAACTGTGTTAGCTTCTAATGTTTGTTTAACAGTAGCATCTGAATAACCACCTGCATAAACAGGACGTCCTGGTGTAGTAATACCATATGCGTTACTTGGGCTTTCTCTTTGTGCAGAAGAATTAATTGGACCTCTTACTGTGTCTTTATCTAGCCCTTGTTGTAGCATTGTGCCAGCAACATACGAATGCACTGGCTTGTTTTGATCAAAAAATCTAGGATCTTCGTTAATTGCATTGTTCTTGTGATTAATTTCAGTTACAGGTGTTTGTGCTCCAGAAGAGTTTTTATCACTGCCCGCTACCGCAGGGATCATGTGATTAAGTCCTGATTCTGGTACACATCCTACATAATAGCCAAAGTTAGGATCCCCATTAACGAAAAAGCACATTACTCTAATGCCTAAATCTGGTGCTGTAAACCACATACCATACGAATTAGAGTTGCCTGGATATGTACCATCGCCTGTTGTAACACCAGAATGCAGTGTCGAACCATAAAATGGTGTTAGATAAGATACTGTTCTCCAACCCGAAGAATCATTTTTATCTGGTTTAGCAAGTTCTTCAATATAGACTTGTACCCTACCATTTTTAGTAGGGTCTACATTATTCATTACTTCGCCGATGAACGGACCACCTTCATTAGGAACATTACCCCTATCGAGTTTATATCCACTCGGCCTACCTCTGCTTCGTTGTATACTTTCTGCCATTAGTTAAAATCCGTATTTTGTTGATTTCCACTATGTCCACGAGCACGTAACACAGTTAATGCATCACCTGCAGATGGGTCTATCTTAACATTAGAAGTTTGAAACCCAGGTGGACCTGCTAACTCCGTATTTTGTTTAACTCGTTGCTCTTCTGTCGGGAATAACATTAATGTCCCTTCTAATTCCTGTGTAAACTTACCTTTAGATAACTTAGTGGTAATTGTATTAGCCCTATACACTAAACTAATCCTAGAATCTCCAGGTATACCACTATCTAACTTCTGCCCGTAATTATCTTTACCAACATTAGCTATACCAGTGAATAAATTATAATCTGTGTTTGTATTGTAATTTATAGAGAATAACACTTCTGACGCATCATAATTAACCGAGCCATCAGTCATAAATGGTCCTAAACCCACATCTTTTAAACTTTTATCTGCACCGTAGAATATTTCACTTTGTGCAATCCAGTCTGGATCACCTAAAATTTCTAACTTAGCTTGTGCTTGGTCAGCTGGGCTGTATAATATTTCAGCCGCATTAGCCGCAGGTTCATTTGATTTATTTTTGCCACCTTGACTACTCTCTGCACTACTAGCCTGATAATAACGCTTTTCAATCTCTCTGGCATTATTTTGTAACTTCGGTAATCCTTTTAGTTCTGGACCAAACGATTGGAAATACAAATAGTTGTAATCTTGTGTAAAGTTTAGTACTTCTGTATTCTCGCCTGTGAACCAGTAGTTGTACTTTTTGTGTACTCCTCTATATTTTGCAATAGGAAAATAAGGTGTTCTAACATTGTTAACTAGATACCTAGAAACAATATATTTCATCCGGTATGCATAATCGTTGCGTTTATTGTCATACCCAATCGGTGTTACTTCTGTTCTAATTTTATACCATTGGAGGACTTTATTTGATGCTCCGTTTAACTTAGCTTCGCCTGTAACTTCATCAATGACAAAATTCTGTTGACTAGTAATATAACTACTTGTCCTCATAACTAAATCGATAAATTGAAGTATAGACATACCGGCTGTTACTGAATATAACCGTCTATCTTTATTAACGGATCCTTTACTAGTTAGCAACTTATCAGATGCAGTAGCTTGTGGGGACATACTAGTCCTTTCTTTTTCTGTTATTCCTGGTTTTGCTACAGTAGCTCTATCTATTTTACTATCTTTTTCAAAAAAGATTATATATTCATCTGGAATCTCGTAATTCTTCTTCTCTGCTTCCCGTTTGTAATGTTCATTTAATGAATCGGTTAACCCAGATGCATGTTTTTCAATAAAAGCAAAAGATAATCCAGTATCATCACTTCTTGGTCTAATGCCATGATCTAACTGTAATACCGTAGCCGCATCTCCCGGCCCATTAAACAGAGCGTGTAGCGTCTGTCCCTCGAGTTCCACATTAAACGGTATAGTAGATCTAGCAGAACTAATCGCTTGTGTCTGTGGGGCTACAGCCTTACAACGATATTCTACAAATTGATTGGCAATTCCAAATTGTATACCTGAAAACTGAAATGGAATAAACTTCTCTGTAATACTAGTAGTATCACTTCCAGGCACTACACCTAAATCACTACCTGATACTATTTTCCCATGTTGATCATATCCATAGAATCTTACTACCATTAAAAAGTTTTGGGCGGCATAGTTAATTCTATCTTTGCTAATACCCTCGTTTATATTATACTGTTGTACAGCTCCATGCAGTCTCTCTAAAAAACTTAAATCGTTAGGCTCCGTAATTGTAAAACTCATCTCAAATACATTATGCGGAGCATTCACTGATGTTCCTGACACTAAACCTTTTAGTTCGACTTTATCTATATAAAAATCAACAGGAAAAAACTCGCTTCTGATAGCACCGAAATTACCATTAACTATACTATCATTATTATCTATCCCAGCACTCTGCATTATTAGAGTTAATCCTTGCACAGATCTATTACCCGTAGATATCATAGATGTATATTGTTGTGGATTCATTAAATAAATGCTTATCGAGTATGTCATTGAAGCAAACTGTGTGAATATGTTAGGACGTGCAGTTATATTCTTTATAAACTCACTAGCAACAGGGCTTGCACCTTCTTTAAAAACAGTATCTTTGCTATCTACTTCTTCTTGATTCTTTTTGCCCTTTTTATTAAATATATCAGGTGATGTAGAACCAGGGGCGCCTTCTTTTAATATTCTGCCTGGAGAGTTATCTAATGTTGGCTTTATAGCGTTAGTATTGCCTCCTATCGAAGCCACTGAATTAGCACTAGTAGCACTAGAGTTAATAATTGATTGTTGTGATTGATTATTTAATAGTTTTGATTCTTCTGGTGTTACTGCTATGCCAGGCAAAGTTGCTGGATCTTGTTCTATTGCACCTTCTGCTTTGGCATTTCTGACGGATTGAACTATTCTACCTGCGCTAGATATACCTGGTTTATTTTTAATCTCGGTCATTTAGAACCCTAATGTCTGTTTTAATGTCGATAGCTTTGGTAGATATATCTCTGTACCTACCAAAAAATCATATAATGGATTTATTAATGTATTTGGGTTTCGTTGTGCAAATACCCACCATAAATCAGCATCACTGTATAAATCAAATGCTAATAAATCGGGCCTTAAACTGTATGTTTCGTTGATTATAAACAACTTATCATCATCTAATTTAGGTATACCACGATTAACCATTATATCTAAATAATTACCAGTAATCGCAGTTCCGAAATAAGCACTAGTTGATTTATACATTACCAGAATCCTTTGCGTGTGAGTGTTCCATAGCCATAGTACTTATTGCTGTATTGTTGACTAACTTGTTTACGTGTCTGTATTGGTAATAGAGTAAATTGTATATCTAATGTAGTAGGAACATATGTTGCTCCTTCTGCTATAGAAAATGGACTAAATTTCTGATTATTTTCAGTTAAACTCGTACTAGATTGAAATGTATCTTGCGCTCCAGAGGATAGTCCCGATGATAATAGTCTAGAAATTTTACTACTCCAACTCCTATGTCCACTATTTTTAAGACCGCCTAAAAAATCAAAGTTAGTAGCAGGAGCATCCCCTGCTTTAATATAATCAACATCATCCGGTAAGTTATAATTAAACATTGTTACAGCACAAGGATGTTCGTTGTACTGGAATTCACCCAACCCTCGCAAAAATAATAAAGGTGGTGGAGCACCGCGATGTGGATTACCCGAATCCTGCCCATAAAACATTTTAGTACAACTTCTCAAAAAGTGTACTACAGCTAACATATAATTTGCTTCTTTTGTATCCTGTGCTGTGAACTTAGCATTAATAATTACCTCTGCTGGATAACTATTCTGATAAAAATACCCTCTGTAATTACTATGTGTTAAATCGTGCGATGAATATGTTGCATAATATGTCTGATCGATTTTGGGCATGTAAGGGAAGATAATACCATCTGTTGCAATTAACGGGCCAAGTATCCCTGCACTAGCGAATGGATCGTTATATAAGTATTCTGAATTAGGTGCTAGACTTAATCTTACACGCCAATCACCTTTATCAATCTTTCGTCTAGCTTCCTGAACATCCTTTGGAACAGGCTTAGAAGGTGGTGGCTGTTGTATATCGGAAGCATTTTTACCATTTGGTACACAAATGCCATTCTCGTCATCATAAAACTCAAGCCCAATTTTACACCCAAAGTCGTCTAACCCACCCTCTTGTAAGCCTTCAATAGTTCGACCGCTAGGTACACAAACTAAGCTTTCATCATCGTATGTCTCGCCTGGCAAACAACCAAAGCCATCCCGGACTACTTCTTCATCTACCGGTAATGGTCCAGTTGGATTTTCATCAAACCCAGGGACACCAGCTAAATCTTCAGCAGGTACATATTCGCCTAACTCCTCATCGAATACTAAATTATTTGGCGTAATGTTTTCAGTGGAAGTATCTTGGACGTTTAAAGGATCATCTACCGGTAATGGTCCAGTTGGATTTTCATCAAACCCAGGGACACCAGCTAAATCTTCTCTTGGCACAAATTCACCAAGCTCATCATCGAATACTAAATCATCAACTGGAGCAGGTTCTGTAATAACAGGGCCGCCTCTGTTTTCTGCATTAATTATCGTTAGTTCTGCTTCTTGTTCTTCTAGAGATAATAATGGATTTACACCACCGCCTATTGTCCTGTTAGGATTATCCGGATTAAGTGTAGGTTCGTCAAAACCAAAAGTTGAAACTGGATTTGCTACTGTTTCCGTAAAAGTATCTTGATCATTTAGAGGAGCATCGAGCGGCACTGTAGTTGTTGGTTCTGTATTAATTACTACATTTTGCGTAGAATTGCTAGTATCAACATCATTGATACTATCACCACTATCTAATAAATTTCCACTTACATCTCTGACTTCAATTCGAGCAGGTACAACAGTCTTTGCGTTAACTGATTTTCGCAACGCAACTGCCGCGTCTGATTGAAGGCTTTTATATTCACTATCCGATCTTAATGCTCGTAATGCATCTCCTTTACTACCACCATTAGCTCGTGTTTCATTAAATATCTGATCTCTACGAGCAATAGCTAATTCCGATGCGTCAACGGCTTCATTATTTAATTCTATACTTTGACTATTATGTTCGCTTGTGGCACTAATAAAAGTAACAGTATTGCCGCCTGTTGCAGAAGTTGTTGTTTGTGTATCTAGTTCTTCTATTGTGGTTATTTCTTGCGAGAACCTAGCACCTTGAGCTCTTAACTCGGCAACTCTTTGTTCTTCTATAACATTAAGATCTACTAGTTCGTTGTACATTCCGAATTCAAAATCATCTATATCCCCGCCTGTCTGCGATATCGCTGTGTCAGCGGCTCGATCTGGACTATAACCTTGGTCTATTAATTGTTGATATAATATTTGAGTTTGTGATGCCATTACAATAGATTACCTTATTATCTTATTTAGCATATTGACAATATGCGTATATAATCAAATAATACTTGTCTATCTCATAAATTTATTTTATAATACAATAAAACGCATCAATACGGGGACTTCCAATGACAAGAAAAGTTAATTACTTAAACAACAAAGACATACTTAAACAAATTCATCTAAGCAAGACATCATATTGTACATATATTAATCGAGAGAAGGATTATATGTTTGACTTAATCATAGAGGATGTAAGTGAGATTAACGTTAGGACACTAAAACAAGCTCGTGAAGCTAGAGCAACTAGATTATCAAAAGAAACTGGAGAAATCGTAGATTTAAAAACGATTACTAATACAGATGTAGTATTTAGAGTTATGACTGATGAACACGTACCTAGAATTCAAAAAAAACCAAAAAAGAAAATAAAGCCAAAAAAGGTTAAAGATGTATTTAAAGATGAATTTAGTAACATACAAGAAGAAGTTGAAATATCAGAAGATCCTAATGTAATAATGATACCCACTAAATGTAATTTTCCACCTTTCTTTCATTATCGAGTCAATGGAAAAAAACAACCATTTATTGTCGGTAAGAGTCATTGGAAGGGTGATTTCGATACAGGTGAATTTAATAAAGATCTCGGTGAGATATCAGCTGAATTAGCTAAAATGTTCATGAAGCTATGTGAACGTTATGGTACTCGTAGCAATTGGCGAGGATATACATACAACGATGAAATGAGAGGGCAAGCACTAGTGCAATTAGTTCAAGTTGGATTACAATTCAACGAGATGAAAAGTCAGAATCCATTTGCTTATTATACTGCTGTGATAACTAATTGTTTTACTAGGATATTAATAACAGAAAAGAAGATGCAAAATATCAGAGATGACATATTAGAGCAACACGGTTTAGACCCAAGTTGGACTAGACAGTTAGCAAACGAGGCAGAAATTGAAAAAACAAGAAAAAATAGATTCAAACAACTTAATATCCCGTAAATATTTAACAGTAAAAAATATCAAAGACAACAGCTTGCGAGTCTAAAGGCATTCAATTATTGCATGTATCCGATGTTGAATGGAGTAACCCAGTATCCCAATTAATTTGGAAAAGTATGATTTTAATTCGTTTGCAAAGAGCTAATAGAATATATGCCAAGAAATGCAACTTAAAAGAAGTATCAACCAAGGATGCAACGCAGTTCATGAAGAACAATCACCTAGAAGGATTTGTGGGTGGTGGAACTAAATTGGGCTGGTCCAACAACAGAGTAGTCCCCCCCGAACTATGTAGTCACTGCCGAAAATGGATTAATAGTAAGGTCAAGGCATAAGTTTCAAAAACATAAACTAGAGAATTTATTGGATAAATTTAACCCCAATATGTCAGGATGGGATAATATGCGAATAAATGGATACGATCGCATATGGGATTGTGGGAATTTAGTGTATACATTGAATGCAAAATAATATATAATACACCAATGGCAAATTTATTTAAAAAAGCACTCGTCTTCACTGACATTCATTATGGTCTAAAGTCAAATAGCACTCAACACAACGAGGATTGCAATAATTTCGTAGATTGGGCTATCGACATAGCTAAAAAAGAGAAATGCGAAACAGGCTTTTTTTTAGGCGATTGGCATCATAATAGATCTAGTATTAACCTACTTACATTGAGTTATAGCCTTAAGGCACTAGAGAAACTTAGTAAAACTTTTAAGAATTTTTATTTTTTGCCAGGGAATCACGATCTTTACTACAAAGATAAGCGCGACATACATGGTGCTGAATGGGCTAAACACTTACCTAACATTAAAGTAATTAATAAGTGGTTCCAAGAGGATAATGTAGCTATTGTGCCGTGGCTAGTAAAAAACGATCATACAAAAGTAAAGAAGATAAAAGCCAAATATGTATTTGGGCATTTCGAACTACCGCATTTTAAAATGAACGCTAGTATTACAATGCCTGACACTGGAGAGATTAGCACAGATGACTTCTCTAAAGTAGAACATGTATTCTCTGGGCACTTCCATCTTCGTCAAAAACAAAAAAATATAGAATATATTGGCAATTG